CGGCCAGCTCCAAGAACCGGTCGCGGTCCATAGGGATCGGGACGTGGGTGTCGCAGTGCAGGGTGGGGAGGCCGTGCTCGGCCAACCAGGCCGAGGTCCGGCGAAGCCGGCGGTGCCACCGGTTGGCGTCGGGCGGGATCGGCCGGCCCCGAAGATCGCCCCAGGTGTAGGGCCCGAGCTGCGAGAACACCAGCGGGCGCAACAGCACCTGGTCGTCACTCCAGAAGACGAACCGCTCGGAGACGCCGGACCGGCAGGCGGCCTCGACCTTGCGGATGATGTTGACGTCCTTCGAGCTGGCCGGATCGCTCACGAACAGGTGGCGCACGCCGTGCATCCAGTAGGGACGCCGAAGCCAATCAGGGCGACGGCCGACGATCCAGACGGTGCCGACGTTCTCCAGGTGCTTCTCGATCGAGCGGAGGCAGTAGCGGAGCTCGGCGTCGCCGTGCCGGCTGCCGTTGCCCAGCGGAATGACGACGTCGATCGAAGGGATTGAACAGGAGGTAGCCGAGATAACGGAGGGACTTGTTGGGGTTGTGTCGGCAGCACCCTTCTTCTCTCCGTTGTCTCTGTTTGCTCCTGTTGGTCTTGATTTGGCCTGAAAGCAGCTTGCCTCGAAGCCGGGGGTTTCGAGCCGCTCGCCCGGGCGAGGCTCGAAGGTGGGCGGATCGGCGTAGAAGCCGGGCTTGATCCAGCCGTCGGGCACCCACCGGCCGCTCTCTTCCCGCCACGCCTGCCAGTGGTCGTGAGGGGGTGACGGGGTGACCGGGTGAGGGGGCGACGCGCGGAGCTGCTTTTGCAGCCGGCTCCACTCTTCGGCGCATGGGGCGGGGATGTGGCTCATGGCGACTCCGTGACGGTGGCGATGCCGTCGGCGAGAGAGGAGGGATAGTAGTCGCCAAGCGGCGTGTCCAAACAGAAGATCTTGTGCCAATGGTAGCCCGAGTCCCCTCCGTAGAGCATCCACCGCTCAGCGTTGTCGGACCAGTACAGCACGTAGGCGTTGTCTTCGCGGGCCCAGAATGGCTTGCCGTTGAAATACCCGCGGTACGTGTAGGTCCCCGTCGCGTCGGGCGTCAGCGTGCCGGAGACGATCAGGGCGCTGTAAATCGAGAAGGAGAAGTCCGAGCTGCCCGCGTCGCTGTCGGGCGGCTCGCCGTCGCCGCCCGAGTCGGGCGGCTCGTCGCCGCTGGACTCGCACTGGTGGATCGGGATGACGTCATTCGGCAGGGTCTCGATGGTGGTGCCCGGCGGGAGGTAGATGCGCTTCTGCGGGAGCACGATGTAGTTGCCGCAGCGGTTCCAGCCGCCGCACGTCACCACGTCGATCGTCTCGTAGGCGCCGCTGCCGCTGCCCGACGAGCCCTGGGTCTGGTTGAACTCCTCGTACTGGCACCAGTATTCGCTGGTGACCGTGCCGGCGTTGTTGTAGTATTCGACGTGCACCTCGACCACGGCGTTGTCCGGGATCGGCACGGCCGTGGCGTCGCCCACCTCCTCGACGCTGTTGTACAGGGTCCCGCTGCGCCCGCCGTCGACGGGCGTCCAGTTGCCATACGCCTCGCCCGATTTGTAGACCTCCTCGAACGTGTATTTCCATTGGCCCGTCCCCACGCTTTCGCTGGCCGTGATCCGGCCCCAGAACTCCTCGCGCTGATAGTGAAACCACCACCGCTGGTTGTGCCAGCTCACCAGGATCAGGGTGCCCTCGGGCACGTAGGTCTTCGTGGCCGGCGACGTGTCCGTGTAGCAATGGGCCAGCCAATAGCCGTCCGGCAAATCGGGATCGGGCGGCGGGAAGTCTTCGAGCCACGTTCCCGTGCGCGCCTGGTTGCCCTGCGCCAGATCGTGATCCTCGATGTAGAACTTGAACCAGTAGGTGTTGGGCTTGTCCTCCGGCTTGGGGTAGACGTTCGTGTCCGGGTCCGGCACGGTGACGCCGAATCGCTGGAGCGTGCCGATCGGGTACGGGCGGGCCGGCGGTCCCCCGCGCGCGCCCGTCTGCTGGTGCTCGACCCACGCCAGGGCGGCGAAGAGCCGCCGGACGGTCGCGGCGTCGAACTGATAGCCTTCGGGCATGCGTGCCTCAGTCGGCCCCAAGGGCGAAGCGGCGGACTTCGTCGAAGGAAGCCGGCGCGCCCGTGTCACGCTCGATGAATTGGCACGCGCAGAACCAGCTCCGCTCCAACAGGTCATCGCCGGCGGCGTTCAGGCGGAAGCGACCGTCGGGCCCCTCCAGCAACGTCGTGATCTCGCTGGTCCGCGTGTCGTACCGCCGGACGGCGACGGTCAACTCAACCCCGTCGAGTCGAGAGAGCACGTAGCGCGGGTAGGTAGTCCCCGTCATCTTGTTGCGGAACCCTTGATCGTCGACGATCTCCCGGTTGGCCCAGTCGAAGATCATGTGTTTCTCCTTCAGAACTCCAGGTCCAGCGCGTTGAAATCCTTGCGGTCGTACTTGCGGAACTCGTTGTAGGCGTAATCGCCGGCGACCAGGCTCAGCTTGTCGAGCCGACCGCCGCTGCCGTTCAAGAGCACTTCGCTGGAGGCGGCCACGCCGGTGCCATCGACGGGGAAACGCTTTTTGGGGATCTCTCCCTTGTCGTTGTCCTCCCACCAGTACGTGCCCTTGTCGAGCTCCTCGTAGGGAATCCACAGGTCCTTCTTGTAGACGAACTTGTAGAAGCAGGCCCAGTAGTAGACGCCGTTTTCCCAGGCATCAGTGGCCCCGAGGTCCGCAATCCGCCATGAGTCGGCCGCCCGGCCGTACCACTCGTGTTCGTTGACGCAGTCCTGCCACTCCTCGGCCACGGCGACGGGCAGGCTCGCCTCGTTGCGCGTGATGGTCAGCACCAGCAGCGAGCTGGGCGTGCTGACCGTCTCGCGGCTATAGGGTTCTCCCGCCGAATTCGTGTACGGCTTGTCGTCCTTGTCGCGCGGGACGTACCGGTCCTCGCGCTCGAAGCTGATCGCCCGGGTCGGCGGGCGCAGCAGCGGGTTCTCCTGGGGATCCTCGGGGTCTTCTCCCTCCTGCTGGGAGTCGTAGCTGTCGGCGACCTCCCACCACTGCTTCTGGTTATTGACCTGCCGGACCGTGCGCGACTTGAGCAGCGCGCCCGGGTCGATCTCGTTGCCGAAGACGTAAAACGCCCCGCGCTTCGGCAGCAGCGGGCAGTTGCCGACGGTCATCGGGCCGTCGCCCGGGTCGGTGGTGCGGATGGTGTAGACGAGCGAATAGTGCCGGATCCAGTCCTTGCTCTGGGCCTGGCCGCCCCAGCCTCCGGGCTTCACGCTCTCGATGATGGCCGACATGGTTTGTTGAACAGGAGGGAACTGAGGAAACGGAGAAGGGGAAAGGGAAGCAGGGTTTCACGTGTTCACGTCCCGATTTCCTTCTTCTCTCTGTTGCCTCCGTTCCTCCTGTTGGCTTCCCTTCCTGCACTTGCTACGGCGGCGCCTTCACGACCTTGGCCGCTTGGGTCTTCTCCTCGATGCTGGCCAGGAGCTTGCTCTGCTTTACGGCCTCCTCGACCGCCTTCTCGATGGCGACGCGGATCTTGTTCTGGGTGGGGTCGCCGCGCTGCTGCGCCTTGACGATGGCCTCGTAGGCGGCCCCCGATCCGCGCGTCGCCGAGCCGATCAGCCTCGGCTGGCGGTCGAGGTACTTGCCGGCCGCGCGCTGCTGGGCGAGAAAGCCGACGCCCGTGGAGATCGCGCCGGCCTTCATTAGCCGCTCGATGTCGGCGACCTCCTTCAGGAATCGCTCCCCAGGGGTGTAGAGGGATTCGGTCAGGGCCTGCCCGCGGCGGGCCATTTCCTCGCGCCGCTGCTTGTCCGCGCGGTAGGCCTCCTCGCCGACGCGCTTGGCTTCGGCCAGCCGTTCATTCCACGCCTCCTGGGATTTGCGGGCCTGCTTGAGCTGCTCGACCAGGGCCTCCAGCTCGCTGCGGTACCGGACGAACTCATGCAGCGGCAACACGGGCCGGGCCTGGATCAGCGCGTCGCGGAGCTGGAGATCGAGAGGGTCGGCGCCGCCGATGAGCTCCAATTGGCGCTGGAGGGACTCGCGCATGGTTTGGCCGCGTTCCCGGGCGGCCTTCTGGAGGCCGGCGAGCGTTTCGGTCCGTTTCAGCTCGGCCGCCGCCGCCGCTTCCATCGCCGCGGCCTCCGCGGCCAGGGCGTCCTTGTGGGCCTTGGAAGACGCGACTGCGGCATCGACCGCGTCTTTGCCCTTCCAGAGTTCCAGGTTCCACTTGAACATGGCCGCGTTGGCGGCCGTGACCCGCTCTTTGAAACTCTCCCAGGTGAACCCGGCCTTGGCGAAGGTGTCGTTCATGAACTCAACGTCCGCCACTTGCTCATCGGTGATGCCGCGCCGGGCCTCTTCGCGGAGCTCGCGGAGCTTGTCGCGGCCTTCGGCCAGCACCAGGGCCATCTTGACATTGGCCTTGCTGAAGAGGTTGGCGGCGATCGCGGCCCGCCGGGCGTCACTGTCGACGTGCACGAACTCCGCCGACACCCGCTCCAACGCTTCCGGCAATGGAAGATCGACCAGGTCCTTGGCCTCCAGGCCCAGCTCCCGCAGCGCCGGGGCGGCCGCTCCCCCGCCGCGGGCCGCTTCGCCGAGCCGCTTGGCGAAGGTGCTCAAGGCCGGCGCAATGTTTTCCTTCCCGAGACCCGTCAAATCGGCGAAGAGCTGGTACTGCTTGAGCTGGGCGAACGAGACCCCGAGCAGCCTGGCCGACTTCATGGTGGCGTCCATCGCCTGGCGCATCTCGTTGAACTCGCGGATCACCGTGCGGAGCACGGCGCCGGCGGCAAAGGCCGCGAAAGCCCCCTTCAGAAGGCTCAGCCCCCTGCTGGCGGTGTTGGTGGATTGGCGGAACTGGCCCACGCTCTTCCCCGCGCCCTGCATGTCGCGCTGGAACTTCGCCGTGTTCGCGCTGACGCTGACGACCAGGCTCGCGATCGTGGCCATGGGAAGATGAGGGGGTGACGGGGTGACGGGGTGACGGGGCGTCCTGTCATTTCAGTCCGGGAAACAACGCTTTGATTTTCTGCACGACGCGGGCGACGTGCCCAGGCCGGGCGGCCGCCGCGTGGATCTCCTCGTCGGGCGGCTCGTCGTGCCACAGGCAGTTGTCGGCCTTCAGCGGCCGCGGCGGTCGGCTGAAGGCCGACTTGTTGTGCACCGCGGCGACCAGGTGGCCGTTCAGTTTCCAGGCCAGCTCGTCGCCGACCGTCTCCAGCTCGTAGTACGCCTGCCACTCGGCCAGCTCGCGGCTGGAAAGCTCCTTCAGGCACTCTTCGGGGTGGCGCCAGCCTCCGAGCTCGCGGCAGAGTCTTGCGGCGAGGAGCCACGCGGGCCGGCGCCGGAGGCTTTTTTTAGTTCGTCGATGTCGCCCGGCTTCCTCTTGTTCATGCGCCGGGCGACGTCGAACAGCGCGTCGAGCTGGGGTCCCGATTTCTGCCCCAGGGCGGGGATGTCCTCCTCGGAGAAGAGCGGCTTCCCCGCGGAGTCGCGCAGGCACTTGACCAGCAGGGCCGCGCGCCAGTGGGCCTCCAGCGGCAGCTCGCCCGTGCGCTGGTCCACCTGCCGGGCCATGTAGCGGTCGAACTGGTCGAGCTCCAGGCCGGTCAGCGTCCACATCCAGACGTGACCGTTCCAGGCCCGGTGCCGCTCGACGGGCCGATCGTCCGCCCCCAGGATCGTCTCGGCGTCGAGCTCCGGACCGTAATCCACCGCTTCCTCCGGCTCCTCGGCCGCCGCGCCCTGCTTCTTGCGGAAGTCGTCCGCCGGGCTGATCTGCTCTGCTGGCATCACGTTTCCTTTCCGTTTTCATTTGAAGACTTCAACAGGAGGAAACAGAGGTAACGGAGGGTATTTCCTGAGAAATGCCTCTGTTGGCTCCGTTGCCTCCTGTCGGTGTTGCGTGCTGGATCAGCCCATCAGGATTTCGACGTCGAGGGCCTCGCTGCCCGTGCCGGCCAGGTCGAGGGTCTTGTCCGTCGCGCCGATTTCGTCGGCGGTGTCGGGGGCGTACAGCAGCACTTCGTCGCCCGGCTGGAGCGTCAGCTTCATGTCCGAGCCGAGGAAGTCGTAGCCGTTGGCGGCCCCCGGGGCGATCGAGATCGAGCCGCTGTTGGTCGACGGGTTGCGGAGCTTCAGGGCCTGGACCTTCAGGCCCGTGCCGTCGATCGACGCGCCGCCGAGGCCGTCCAGGGCGGTCAAGTCGATGGTCGCCGCGCCGTCGGTCAGGGCCTGCTGGAAGGCCGCGTGCTTCGAGAGCGGCGGCGTGCTGGTGGCGCTGAGTGAATGGGTAAAGTCCCAGTCCGTCCAGGTAATCGTTGTGGCGGAGGCCGCCGGCGCCGTGTCGCTGCCGAGCGTCTGCTGCACGGCCGTCTTCAGTTGCACGCTCGCCTTGAAGGTGTCTGCGCCCATAGGTCGTCTCCTTGTGATTTACGTCCGGCTCGGCGGGCCGCTGGAGAGGAACGTCATTTCGGTCGTGATCTTCTGGCCCAGCTTGCCGCTGTAGCCGCCGGCGTCTTGCAGGATCACGGTGTTCGAGTCGCTCTTCCCACCGGGCAGCGTGATCGTCATAGTCGCGGTGGTGCCGATGTCCGGCACGGTGCCTCCCCAATGGGCCAGGATCGTGAACGGGCCGGCCTGCTTCAGCGCGTTCTCCGCGGTGTGCGTGCGCCATTGGCTGGTGGTGAGCTGGTGCGTGTTGTCCTGGGCCTCGACCGAGTCGTTGGCGCGGTCGACGTCCAGGATCTCGGCAGAAAGGGTGGAGAACGAGACGGTGATCCCGGTGGCGATGTAGCTGGTCATGGCAGGGTCCGGTGGTCAGTGGTCAATCGAACTCGGGCACGGTTTCGCGGTACCAAACGGTCAGGTCCAAAATGGCCTGGAACTCGCTGGCGTCGTCTCCCTCGTCGCCGGCGTGCTCGCGCAGGTAGCGGTTCTCCAGGTGGATCCCCTCGACCTCGATCGTCTCGCCGTCGGCGCCGAGCGTGCCGCGCGGGTAGCCGTCCAGCAGCTCGCGGAGCGCCTTCTGGATCTGCGATGCTTCCGGCTTGGTGGCCGCCCAGGCGTCGACCTGGATCCGCGCCTCGACCAGGCCATCGGCTGCCTGCTGGTGATGGCCGCCGGCCTCGTCCGGATCGCGGATCACGACGGCCGGCAGCTTCGTGTGCTGGTCGAGCGAATCCTGGTAAACCCGGTCCGCGGCGCCGCGGAGGCTCGGCTGCTGGTTCAGGTAGAGCTGCAAGGCGTCGGCCAGGGTGGTCATGGTCAGGAGTCAGGGGTCGGGAGTCAGGAGTCAGCGTTTGACGGTTTCGGTTTCGAGCTGCTGGCGGCACTCGCCGGCGACGATGCGGATCGATTCGCCGCGGGTCCGCTGCGCCGCACGGAGCGGGAAGTTGTTCGCTCGGCTGTGCTTCGTGCCGCGGATCACGAGGTGCCAGTAGTTGGCCGGCTTCCGGTAGCTCTGGGCGGTCTCCGTTTTTCGCGCTTTGCGGAATCGGCCGCGCCCGCGTCGCACGACTCCCCTACGCACGTCTTTCTTGGCGCCGATGACGGCGCCGACGCCCGATTTGTCGCGGAACGTGTACACTCGGTACCCGACCGCCTGAGCCATCAGCTTCGTTTCCTTCGGCGCTTCCGCCTTGACGGCGCGCACGGTGACGCGAGCCGCCTTGCTCACGCCGCGGCGCAGGGCCTTGCGCTGGAGCTTGCCCGGAAGCTGGGAGAACTTCCGAATGAGCTCCTCGCCGCCCAGCAACGTGACTTCGCCGGCCATCAGCTCTCCACCTCCATGCAGTCGATCTCCAGCAGCACGTGGGCGTCCTCCAGGTCGCGCGGCGGCCCCAAAATGTTCAGCACCGTCGTGCCGAGCTTCAGCCGGTGCTTGCTCGTGACGCCGCTGCGGTACCGGATGCGGATCATGTGGGTCATCTGGCTTTTGACCTGCGCGGCCCGGAAGAACTCGCGGCTGCTCTTGGGCACGTCCTCCGCCCAGACCGTGTCCACGTCGTCCCAGCTCTGCTGGGTTCGCGCGCCTTTACCGTCGCGGCTGGCGACCCTGCGCTGGATCGTCACGCGGCGGTTCAGCTTGCCCGGGTCGATGGTGACCATAGAGGTCAGGAGTCAGGGGTCAGGAGTCAGGAGTCAGGAGTCAGGCAAAGGCGAAATTGCGGCCGCCCAGCAGGTTGCGGAGCCCGTCGTCGATGTGGCCGGCCTCCAGGCGGTGCGCGTAGTATTGGCTGACCAAGTACTTCAAACCGAGCTTGTACCGCTCGGGCACGTCGCCGGCAGCGTCGCCGTAGCCGGCCACGTAGACGATCGTCACGGCGTCGATCTGTGCGCGCGCGTAAGGCCACGACTGGTCGTACTCCAGCACGATCCGGCCCGGGTCGCTGGAGGTGTCGACCGAGTAGACCGCCGAGTCCACGTCCTGGGTGACGCCGTCGAGATCGACGTACTGAAACGAGGTGACCGACTGGAGCGGCGGGCGCTCCAGCGCGAGGAACTCCTCGGCCGGGAAGGCGTCGAGCGTCTTGGTCCACGTCGCCGTGATTAACTGGCGGCGCAAGAAGTCCTCGACGGGGCCTAAGGCCGCGTCGAGCAACTGCGCAAGGAGGGTGTCCTCCGAATCGGGGTCGATCCGGAGGTAGTCTTCCAGGTCGCTCAGCTCCACCGGCGCGACGGCCGGCGGCGTGGTCTGTGTCAGTGACATGGCTTGCGCGGCCCGCGAATCAGGCGAATCAATTGAATCGGATTATTCGCGGGGCTCCAAGTATTCCCAAGTGCGGTATGCGTCGATCCTGGCGGCGATCGCCGCGGCGGTCTTCTTGCCGATCCCCTTGATCCGGGTCAGGTCGCCGGCGGCCTCGATCGCCGAGCGCGTCACCAGCCCCGCGCCGGTCAAGAGCTCGGCGGTCTCGCCCGTGATGCCCAGCTCCTCAAGCGTCGGGTCGTGGGCCTGGCCGCTGGAGCTTTCTGCCTGAACGTCGGGCCCTTCCTCCTCTTCAAGGTCCTCCTCTTCAAGGTCCTCGTCTTCAAGGTCCTCCTCTTCGGCCTCCGGCTCTTCTTCCTCTTCGAGGTCCTCGTCTTCGGCCTCCGGCTCTTCTTCCTCTTCGAGGTCCTCGTCTTCGGCCTCCGGCTCTTCTTCCTCTTCGAGGTCCTCGTCTTCGGCCTCGGGCTCCTCCTCTTCGTCGAGCTCCTCCTCTTCGGCCTCGGGCTCCTCCTCTTCGTCGAGCTCCTCCTCTTCGGCCTCGGCGTCGCCCTCCTCTTCGAGGTCCTCCTCTTCGAGGTCCTCGCCTTGAACGTCGTCGAAGACTTCGGTGTCGACGGTCTCGGCCGCGCCCAGGGGATACGGCGCTCCCTTCGGCGGCAGCGCTTCCGGCTCGTCCGGGTTGTCGTCGATGTACGGCTTCTGCCGCTTCGGGCGCGGGCGCGCCGTGTCGATCACTCGCGTCTCGATCTCCACGTCGGCAAAGCCGCCGGCCAGCAGGGCGCGGGCCAGCGCTTCGGAGACGACGACGAGCTGGCCGGGCTGCGCGTTGACGCCGGGCCCGGCGATGATGGTCTTCATGCGGACTCTGGTGGACTTCTGCTCGGCCATGATTCGCTCTTGGTGAGTGTTGCGTGTTGAGTCAGTATTGAGAGGGTTCGCTCAGCCGACCGTCACGTGGAAGGTTCCGGTTTTCGTGTCGCCGCCGCCGGCGACGACGATCTTGATCCGCTCGGCCGCCACGACGATCGGCTCCTCGCGGGGGAAGCCGGCGGCGTACTCGGCCGCGGCGCCGTCCGTGCCGTGCACCGCCTGGCGCGGGCAGATCGTCTTGGAGGCGTCGACGTCGTCCTCGTCCCAAACCACGACGCCGGAGGTCTCCAGCGTCACGTCGAAATCGGGATTGGCGGCGTAGTCCGTCTTGACGTAGCGGATCTGCAAGACCCGCCCGGTCACGGTCGGCGTGTAGCCGGTGCCGTCGCCGTCGCCGTCGGTGGTCACGACCACCGTGTGGGTCTTGGCGTACATGCCTTATTCACCTTGCTGCTCTTGGGCGATCGTCTCCGACCGCCGGAACTTGTAGGTTCGCCCGCAGGCACAATCGGCCTGGACGTGGTTCTGTGCGTCGAACAAGGGTCACCCCCTCCGGTCAGTCGGTGCCGCTGGCCTCGACCGCGCCGGTGGCGTTGTTGATCACGTGGTTGCCGATGCAGCGCGTCGCCGAGTTGGCGTGCTCGATCGCGTCGCTGGTGGCCGAGATCCAGTTGTTGATGCAGAACGTGAGGCCGCTGAGGTCCTCGATTCCCTTGGCCGGCCGGACGATCACGTTCTCCTGGATGATCGTGCCCGAGGCCGTGCAGTTGGCGGCGATCGTGATGCCGGTGGTCGCGGCGAAGATGTGGTTGCCGATGATCCGG